GGCTCGGGCATCAGCACGCCCTTGTCCTTCTTGCTGTTGTGGTGCGACTGGGTGGAGATCCCGGCGCAGCCGAAGAACGAGTGAGCGCCGGAGTCGATCGTCCTGATGCCCGTGTGCCCAGCCTTGTCCAGCATCTGAAGCATGCGGCTGCTGGTCGACGCGTAGAAGAACGTGCCGAAGACGTTGTCGGTCTTCAGCGGCATGTACTTGTAGGACGACATGGCTTGGTCCATGCCCGCGAAGTAGAGCTTCACAGCGCTCCTATCCATGAGAGGTCGGGAACGTACTGCGAGTCGATGGTCGGGCCGTACGCCCGGTTGAGCCGCGCGTGGATCATCGCCGGGACGCGAGCCACGTCGAGGTAGCGGGATGCCCGCGAGTAGAGCTCCCGGTAGGAGAGGCTGTCGGGCACCACCGGCCAGGCGCCACTGTTCAGGCCCTCGAGCATGGCAATGCCGAACGTCTCCTGGAGCGCCGTCGAGACGACGACCCTAGCTCGAGCGAGCAAGTCGTAATAGTCCGTCTTGGTTGAGCATTCGTCCACGGTCGTGACGAAGCGGGCCCGGTCCTCGGGGTACGCCTGGCGGTAGAGCGCGACGATCTCGTCCCACACCTCCGGCTGCTTCTCCGGCGCCTTGCGGTGCGGCCAGACGACCAGGCGCTCGCGGTTGGCGAACGGCACGCCCATGATGGGCTCGATCACGGGGAAGTCGACGACCTGGATCTTGCTGCGGCAGTTGTCCGCCCGCAACAGTTCGGCGTGGAAGTGCGTGCCCACGTAGATGCGCCGGGCGATGTTGAAGATGGAGTCCTCGAAGCCGGCCAGCTCGTCGCGCAGTCCGACCGCCGTCAGGTGGTCGTACTCGTCCCAGGTGCCCGCGTGGAGGATGCCCGTGATGGTCGCCTCCCTGTTGCCCACCTTCGCCGCGTAGGCCATCGACACGATCCCAGGGTGCCACAGGTCCATGCAGAAGATGGTGCACGGTGTCTCCGGGTTGTCGCGCAGCCATTCGACCACGGCCTTCGTCTGGTCGGCCTTGTACCGCATCGTCTCGAAGGCGTCGAGGAACTGGCCGGTCTTGATCTCGCGCAGCTCCGTGTCGCCGACGACCACCACGTCCTTCCCAGACAGCTCCTTCATGAACCAGTGGTACCACTGGGCCGAGTAGCGCGAGTCGTACCTCTCGATGGGTAGGAACAGGAGCGTCACGTTGCCTGCGCCTCCTTCCACGCGACCAGCTTCTCGTGGATCTGGTGCGGGTTCGGCACCTGGCAGAAGCGGCAGATGTAGTTCTTGCCCGTGGGCATCTTCGCCAGGAACTCCCGCCGCGCTCGCCCATCCACGATCTGGTCCATGGTCGAGTCGAACAGGTTGCCGAAGACGTGCTGCTTGCCAAAGCACTTACAGCACGGAACAACGTCGCCGTCCCAATGGATGGACACGTAGCCGTCGGGCGTCACGCACCCCTTGACCTCTGGCAGGTCGTACACCTTTTCGTGGGTCGTGTCCTCGTAGGGGAAGTTCTCGCCCAGCGTCTGGAGGAAGGCGTTCGGGTTCTTGGACGGGTCGATGCCCTGCTTGCGCTCAATGTCTCGCGTTGTCGTCACGAGTGGCCGTCGGCGGAATCCTGCTCGTCGTCACCATGCGTCTCCGTGTCGTCCACGAGGACGAAGTTCGATGGGAAGGACGACTTGGTCATCCCCCGACGACGGAGCCAGACGGAGATGTTCCCGCCAGCGTGCTCACGGGCCAGGTTCTCGATGCGGTCGTACTCGTCCGAGTTGACCTTGAAATTGATGAGGCGCGTCCGCTTGTGCTCAGTCATTGGTAAAGACGTTACTACGACCAAAGGTAAAGACGCAAGGGCACTACGCCTCGACTATCCGGCCCAGCGCCTCGACCAGCTCCACGGAGGGGTGCGCGGCCAGGTAGACCAGCATGGTCATGGCGATCAGGGCCAACGGGTCCTCGCCGTGCTCCCGCCAGTAGGACGCCTCGCCTTGGGCGTGGAGCTGCGCGTGCTGGTCGGAGGTCATCGGCAGGCACATCCAGTCCGGTGGCTTCAGACCCATGCCTCCGCCCCCCAGGCAGCGGACGTGGTGGGCGACCACCCGCTCCCCTTCTTCGCCGGTGACCACGCACGGGCGGCCGCGGACGAAGGACAGGTAGTCGGGCGAGCGCCAGGTCTTACCGCTACCCGGTCGGAGCCTGCGCGGCGAGGCGGCTTCTGACTGCATTCCTCAACTCCTGCATGGTCATCGAGATCACGCCACCGGGGTCGATCTTGCGACCTTTCGGCAGGGCGCACTCATCGTGCCCGCAGATGGCGGAAACGTCTATACCATGTCCGCACACCCAGGCCAAAACCTCGAGGAGCGCCGCCTCCTGCGCCGCCGTCGCCGCGTCCCACCACTCGACTTGCCGCTGAACGACCTCGTCGGTCGGCACGGTCTGAGCGTTCCACGACTGGAAGGCCCCAGGCGCCAGGCACTCGACCTCGCCCCACGAGACGAGCGAGACGGCGATGTGAGCCCGGTTCGGCGAGAGCGAGCCCCACATGGCTTTCCCCGCGTGCCAGACGCCCTTGGAGAAGGGGACGAACTGGAACACGGCGCCCGCGCGGTCGATGATGAGGTGGTAGCCTAGCTCCCGCGCAGCAAGGGCCCGGACTGCCCGGTCGAGGTCGCGGTCTGCTGTATAATGAACCGTGACGCCCGTAGGTTTCAGGTCGGCTACGGCCTTCAAGGCGCCGAGGTGCTTTTGGTCAGCCTTTGGGTAGAGCTCGGGAAATGGGGTGGTCATCTGGTGCGCTCCTTAACGGGTCGCCGGAGGTCCGAGGACTTGCCCCTGAAGCTCCGGCTGTGGAAGTCGATGTTGGACCGGGTGAACCGTCGATGAGCCGTCGGCGGGCGGTCTAGGACCTTTGCCGGCTCATGAGACGATCCCGGGGGAGCCCCTCGGCGAGTCTACCTCTGAGGGTATCAGTGCCTCGCTCCGACGAGTAGGCCAACCGCCAGGCCGAAACTGAGCGAGACGACCACCCCGCCGACGACAAAGGTGGGCTCCTGCCACCAGGCCGACTCGGGAGGGGGGCCGGCCATCTTCTGATCGGTGATGAAGTCCTCGCGTAGCTTCAGCGACCGCTGACACACCTGAAGGTCCGTGACCGCGGTGGAGAGCTGCTTCATCTCGTAGGGCGAGAAGCAGGTGTCAGTGGCCAGTGATGCTGACGCCAGTGGGGTCCACAGGAGGGCCGTGATGGTGCAGAAACTCGTCCAGCACCTGCGCGTCCGTACGTCCATCGTTCTTTACCTCGGCTGTGACCTTGGCCACGGCCAGGTCGTTCTCGGCGCTGGCGGCCTCGACCTTAGCCCTGCGCTCCTTGAGCTTGGACCACTCCAGCAGCATGAGGACCAGAACGACAGTGGCCGTCTTCACGAGTGAGACGGCCGTCGAGGCAAGCTCCAGGGTCGAGATGGGTTTCATGTCAGGCACTCTTCGGTGGCTCCGTCGGCTTCGCAGGTTCGGCGGAGATCAGCGCCTTCTCTTCGATGACCAGCTTAGGAACAGAGTACCCGAACTTACCGATCACGACACCCATGACCCAGGAGGCGTCCGACAACCACCCGGCAAGCTTGTTGTCCCAGGTGTTACTGGTGATGACCGACAGACGGGTCAAACCCTCGGCCAGTCCGTAGAGGATGATCTGGATGCCGACCACGACCGGGATGAGCTTGGCGACGAAGGCGCCGTCGAGCAAGGTCGCAAGGAAGGTCTTCTCGATTCCGCCGACAGACGTCTGGCCGAGGGCAATCTCGGTCAAGCCCATGAGGACGAAGACGATGAGAAAAACCATGGTCATTACCCTCCTTAGTCTGTTGCTCGTCGCGGTGCGTCTAGGAATCTGAATACGGCCTCAAACTTGCTGTCCATGCGAACCAGCTGCTGGATGTGCTCGTAGAGGGTCGCACGGTGGTTGTCCAGGGCGCCTTCGGCCTTCAGCAGCCCAGCCTTCACACCTTCGGTATTTCGGTTGGCGAGCTGTAGCTCGGCCCTGAGCCCTTGGATCGCGCTCCACACCTTACCGTGCTCGTCTCGGTTGGCATCGTCGGCTGCCTTTATGCCTTTCGCCAAGTCGCCGAGCGACCGAGCCATCAGCTCCATCCGACGCTTGTGCTGCCGCCAGACGTAGGCTCCGATCCACATGAAGGCGCCGAACACCACAGACAGCACCGACCCGACCGCCGCTAGGAAGATCGGGCCGAAGGTTTCGATGAGTTCCATTAGCTGCGGGTCCACCGTCACTTGACCACTCCAAGTGCCAGGGTCGCAGCGAACACCCACTCGATCCCCCTGCCTTCGGCCCCGGCCGCGGGCGGACACGGCTGCCAGTCGCTCTGGTCTTGGTCCCTCTGGAACAGATACTCGGCGCAGTAGTTGGCCGCAGTCGGCAACACCGACGCCGGGAAAAGGGCGGAATCAAGGAGCCCGTCGAAGGCCGCCTCCTGGGCGCCGTCACCGTACAGATGGTAGGCAGCGACGTACAAGGCGTTCCTGGGCTGGGCCAGGGCGGCTAGCTCGAGCTGCTTCAGCGAGTTGTCGTTGATGGCTCCGTCCAGCAGGCCGTTCCTGGTCGTGGTCAGGACCGCCAGGTGGCGCTGGAACCCAGTGCCGTCCGTCGGGACGTTCGGGCCGACGTCGGACCAGAACCGGCAGTCGTCATCGCAGGCGCCCCCCGCGTACTTGAGCACCCGGTAGATGTCCTTGATGGTCGACGGCGGCATGAGGCACTTGCCGATCCAGTCCTCGTCGGAGATCGAATACTTGGCGCGGTCCTCGTCCGTGCAGAAGAACCAGCCGGCGATCGGGTCACGGTGAGCTCGGCCGAAGGCGACCATGGACTGGACCAGTTCCAGGGCGTGCGCCTTGTCGCCTTTATGGGCCACGTCCCATAGGCACCACAGGATGCCGTTCACCATGTCCTTCGAGACTGGCGTCGAGCTGGCGGCGGGCGTGATGTCTGGGTGGCGGATCGGCTGGCCGTTGACGATCAGGATCGCCGGGTCGAACGTCGCCGCGCCACCGACCCGAGCCAGGCAGGAGAACAGGGCCGAGTCTCCGATGCTGCCGCCCATCACGGCGAGCCCGTGCGCGTCGAGGCCAGACGCGACGAGCGGCCTGTAGGCCGCAAGCTGGTCTGTGACCGTGTGCGACAGCCTTGGAGGCGACTTCGGCTCGTTGTCCTTCTTGAGGGACGAGCAGCCGGAGAGCAAGGCCAGTGCGAGGATGGCTGCCTTGGTCATTTGTCGTCCGCGTCTGGCAGCATGGCTGCCTTGCAAAGGCCGTTGTCGTACTTCTCGCACTCCGGCTCATTCTTGGGGCAGCCGGTGAGGGTGGCGACGACGACGACGATGTAGAGAGCTTTCATGCGTGACTCCTTTAGCGGCGACGACGTGCTTGTAACCAACCATAAGCGGATGCGGTTCCCGAACCGAATCTAGCACGTGTAACCAGGTGGTATGTTGTTGTCGCACCGTTAGCGACCGTTACAGGTAGCATCGGTGTCGCCACAATAACATCGACAATGTTTGGGTCGATGATGGCTGATGATTGAACAATCTGGGTATTCCCGCCCGTATCCGCTCCACTGAGCGTATTGAGGGTTGTGCTCAGACTGGCGGTTAAAATGTCAATCACGGCAGTTGTTCCGGTGATACCAACCCAACCCCAAACGTCCCAATCGCCCGCCGTGAGCGTGATAGTTGTTACGTCTTTAGCTGTGTTAGTCGTTAGCGCCGTGGCACTGGCTACAAGTACCTTAGACTGCAACAACTCCCCGACATTCCCCGCATTCGCCGTGTCGTTCGTGTTCGTGCCGAGGAGCTGGCCGGCGGAGGTGACGAGGCCGGAGGCGGTTTGGGTGACGTTGGAGAAGCCGACGGCTTGGCCTGGAGCGCCCACGCTGACACGCCAGTAAGACGGGTTGGCGGTACTCCATGCTGTCGTCGCGCCCCCAACGTACTTACCGAAGGTGACGATGATTTGACCTGTGGCATTCAAGCCAACGCCAGCGCCAAAATAGTTGGTGCCGTCAAAACGCAGTCCCTCAATTATAATGGCTGCGTTGTTCATAGGGGCTGGGGACCAGTGGATGCCATCGCCGCTTAGCTCCATGACCGGCTTCGTCCCGACAGGGATCGGATAGGCTGGAGTAATGGTGTACTGAGAACTAACCCCGGCAACGGTGTTAGTCCCACAGAGAGAGCCCCCAGGGCCTTGGATGGCGGTAAGCGTTGCGTTTGCAACCCAGTTACCGGCGCTATTCGTAGCCGCAGAATAGTAGGTTAAATCGTTCTGCACGACGTTAACGGTGCCGGAGCCGGCCCACTCGGCGATGGGGACGGTGAAGTCCGCACTCAGAGTGTCCGTGTTCCCCCAAGTGAACGGTACAGCCGCCTTCCAAACATCGACCTGGGCGCCGCCGCCTGTGGCAATATTTAAAATGACGACAGCGGTCGTGGTACTGTAGGCGACTGAGCCATAATAAAAGGCGTTGCCTAGATCAACCGCTTGAGCAACACCGAGAACCCCGTAGGTTCCACCAGAAAATGCGACCTTGCTTGAATCAATCGTGTATCCAGTAGGGACTGGTATGGTGAGGGTGCCAGCTACTGTAGTCGTGGACGCAGCGTAGATGCGGACCTGCATACTGTCGCCGACTCGGCGCCACTTGCCTGTCACGGTTCCCGTGAAGCTCCCCACCGTTGGCGTGTAGGAGGTCCATTCGCTAACCGCCGCCCCCTGCGTCACGGTGCCGGGGCCGACGATGATGTCAGAGTAGGCGACGGCCGAGGACGCGGTCGCCGCGTGGAGGCCGAGCTGGAGTTGGATGAACTTCGCCGCCGAGCCAGGCGAGTCGAACGTCGTCCGGTAGGTTCCTGTGAGGTTCGGGAGAAGACTGAGCGATGAGCTATCGGTCGAGAGCGGGAGCCGCGTCGAGGTCCCGCTGCACGTCCCCGACGACCAGGCCACCGTGCAGGAGTAGACATCGACCTCCTGGTCGCTGGCGACGTAGGAGCCGTTCGGCTTCATGTCGAACTGGACTTTGAGCTTCTTGTTGTAGTCAGACTCGTCGAGCGTGAAGGCGTAGTAGCCGAAGGCCGATGAGCCGGACGAGCGCGTAAAGAGGATTCCGGTCTTCGTCGTGTTGAGGCGAGGTATGCTGGTCGTGACCGTCGCAAGAGTGATGCCGCTAGTCTGGCCCCACCCCGCCGCCGTGTTCGGCGACGTGATGTAGTTCTTCTCGCCTGATCCTGAGCCGACCTGGCTCTCAGTTCCGCTTGAGTTTAGGAAGTAGAGCGTGTCGTCGGTCTTGCCGTAGACGCGCACCTTCCCCGCACCGGGCGTAGCCGGGGTTGCGATCTCGGAGAGGTCGAGTCCCTGGGTGAAGACCGGTCCAAGTGTGCCCGCTTGGTTGACCAGCGTGTCCACGTTGGCCTGGCTCGTCTTGAACGGCGGGATGGACGGAGGCGCCGCGTAGGCGATACCGGAGATGAGGGCGAGTAGGGCGATGAAGCGTTTCATGTCCGGTCTCCTAAAGTTAGCGGCCGAAACTGCCGCGCAGCGTGCCGACGTTGTCCTCGAAGTCATTCGTGACGGTCCCGGTCGTGTTCAGGATTCCCAGGTTTGCAAAGGCCCGAGTACCCCCTGCGTTGATCTGGATCGCAGCCGTGACTGTGACCGCAGCGTTCGTCTCCACGATCCCGTCCGTGACCCGGCAGTCTGCCGCCGCCACCTTGAGCGGGTAGGTGACGGTCGTGTTGTCGACTCGGAAGTACGGGGCGATCAGCCGGCACCTGGCGCCCGTCACGTTGAGGATCGAGGTGATCGACCCGCCTGCGACCGTCTTGGCTCCTTGCTTCCACTCGATGGTCAGGTCGGCGATGTTCTGGGTGATCGCCGTCGTGACAGTCTCGGTCCCTTTGACCAGGATGAGGTCGCCCGCCGAGGCCGCCGCGATGGCTGCCTCCAACGTCGTGTAGACGTAGCCACCGGCAGTCGCGGACGGGTCCACGATCTTGTTGAACCTGGCGACGGACACCGGCTTCCACTTGCCCGAAGCCGTGTCGTAGGTCATCGTCTGGCCGTCGGTCGGAGCGACCGTCGTCACGTCCACGTCCTGAACGTCTCCCTCGGCCAGCTTCAACGGGTCCATGTGGACGACGAGCACCAGGTTGCGAGTCGCGCCCGAACTGTTCAGTACGTCGATCTTCGTCGTCGTGAAGCCGGCAGTCGCCGACACGGTGAAGGCAGACAGCGCGGGTGATGACGAGGACGAGATCCGCGTCAGGTCGTAGGGGTCGGTACTGGCTGCGAGGTACAGGTCCCACCTCAGCTCGCCGAACGGCGCCCTGAAGTCGTGCTCGAAGGTGGCCGTTGCCGCGTTGAGGACGTTGAGGTTGACCAGGATTCGAGACGACAGGTTGTCGCCGATCTTCTTGTAGATGGCCAGGATCTGTGCGTGCAGTCCGGCGCCGCCCAGTGTGCCTAGGTCGGGGTGCGCGAGGATCAGGCGCGAGACGTCTGTGGTGGTCATGCTCTATCTCCCAAAGGTCGCAAAGTTCATTTTCTTTTCGGCTTCGGGCCTCACGCGTCTCTCGACTTCGCCGTTGGCGTGGACGGAGAGCTCGACCTCGCGGGTGACGACTTTCAGACCGACCAGGGCATGAACCGGCTGGGCCACTCCGACCAAGCTGGCCGGAGACATCGCCACAGCCATCCACTGGAAGTTGACGAAGTCCCACCCGTCACACTCGGCTAACGTCTTGATAACTTGAGTCGCAACGTCCTGGCCCTCGACGGACGCACGGACCAAGCCCTCCCTGTTCTGGCGCCACGCTTGGAGTTCGGGGCTGTTGCCAGGACTGGACCACTTCCCGTAAGCCGGCAGCCGGTTGGCGTAATCAAACCGCCACCGGAGGTCGTACTTCTTCGTCTGTGGATTTGGCGGGAACATGCGACCTCAGGCCGTGAAGGAGTAGGCGATGACCCATTCCCATTGGAGGATGCCGCCGTCCACCTCGTCGGTCCTCAGGTAGAAGCGCATCTTGGTGTGTCCCAGGTCGCCGAGCAGCGCCGCGGACGCCGCGTTGATGCTGTACTTGCGACCGATCGAACCGGTGACCGCCGCCGTGGGCGCGATCTCCGTGCCCGTGTTCTGAGAGTTGGACATCGCGTCCAGCTTCAGGTCGATGGCCGTCGCCAGGTTGCGGCCTTCGCCCGAGGTGGCGCCGCCGTTGTCTCCGTAGATCCGGCAGAAGGTCCCGACCCGTGAGCCCAGGAACTGGTTCGCGGTCGACACGTCCCAATCCATCTCGACGTGCAAGCCGTTGCCGAGCCCGTCCGAGTTGTTGGCGACAGCGCCCCCCATGGTGTCGGTGTTCCCCATGTTGAGGATCTTCGTGAAGTCGGCTGCCGCCGAGTTCGCGCCACCGTAGGTGAAGCCGGTGCCCACGCCGTACTGCTGAAGGTACGTCTTGACGTCGGTGATGGGGTCCACCGTCGCATCGTGGAAGATGAAGACGTCCTTGGCTCCGGTGTTGCCTGGTTGCGAGACCACCGGGGCGTACTGCCCGTTGATTACTGAGCCCAAGTCGATACCGGTGCCGCCGCCGTTGAGAGCGTCAGCGAAGTTCGCCCCGTTCCACGTCGCGGCGACGGTCAAAAGAACTGTCATTTCTCACCTCGTATGAAAGGGCTAACTCAGATGAGTTCTCGTCTCTTAGTCTTGTCAAGTCTCTTCAACTATGGTAGCCGAATATCCCCCCACTGTACCAGAGTAACCGGGGACATAGCCGGGAAAGGGAGCCATGGCCATGCTCCACAGCTTGACTACGACCTTCAACCCGCTCGGGTCGTAGCCGACGTCCCTTACCATGGCAGGAACACTGTCGAATATTGTAGAGCCGATCGAGACGCGCAGGCTGACGAAGTCGCCGATATCGACCAGCAGGGCGCGCCAGGTGAGTGCCGTCACGATCGTCTCGATGGATGCGGATGCGAGCTTCAGGATTTCTTGCACCTGGAGAGCGGCGGTGGCTTCGACGTAGAGGTTGGGGAAGACGAGCAGCTTGGCGATCCTCTTTCCGACCTGCGTGACAGCCGCAGTGTTCTTGTAGATCGCCGTGGCGTAGGCGTTGACGTTCACGTCTGGCAGGTAATTGAAGTTTCCCTGCGCCGCGTTGAAGTTGTTCTGGTCGTCGATGGCCGTGCCGAAGGAGTCTCGGACCACGTCCCAGTTGCGGACGACGTGCGACGGCGCCGGGTTCCAGTCCTCGAAGTGCAACGAGTTGATCTTGACCTTCAGCGAGCGGTCGATGAACGCCTCAAGCCGTACCTGCTCAAGCATCGACAGGGCGTAGGTCAGGGCCTGCTGCTGCTCGCCGATCCAGACGCGACTCTTGAAGGTGGAGATCGCGCTCTCGGCCGGGCTCGACTTGTCGCGGTAGGTGTCCCAGTTGGCGTGGAAGTCCCCGCTGGAAACGTCGCCGTAGGTGGTCAGGATGTCTCGCGCCTGAGCCACGAGGTTGTCGTCGTAGGCCCCGAGGTCTTTGCCTTTGACCTTCACGAAGAACTCGTCGGCGGAGTCGAACAGGTACGGGCCGCCACTGACCCACGTCCCGCCTTGCGCCAAGGTGAAGGACCGGTTGCCCGTGCCGATAGTTAGACCGGCCGAGACGAGGAAGTACTCGTCTCCACGCTTCAGGTAGGTGTCGCCGAAGAAGGTCAAGTCGTGGCCAGCGACAACGGCCTTGACTGGTCTCTTGCTCGCTGCGGGGTCGATGATGACTTTGTGCTCGCCGCTACCGGCGCCGCTGCTGTTGATGGCTGCACCGCCAGGAGTCGCGGCGACCTGGAACGCATCCTGTGTCGTCGGCTTCGCGTAGTAGGTCACGGCGGGGGCGAACGGCGCCGGTAGAGAGCCGGAGGTGCTGAACTGGATCGGGTCGTCCAGGTCGAAGTCGTGGTCGGTGCAGGTGACGACGGCGGGCGTGGCGGGGCCGGAGAAGGCCAGGACGTTCTTCTCCTTGAAGGTCACCCTCGGGTCGTTTCCGTTGACGATCAAGGCAGGGACGGAGGCCGGAGCTGGCTCAGTCCCCACGGTGAAGTCCCCGTAGACGACCGGGAACAGCTTGCCGATCATCTTCGGTTCGATCTTCGGGTAGTCCGATTCCAGTAGCGCGGCGATCGGGAACGACCGGTTGGCCAGGTCGTAGTTGTCGCGGGCGATGATGGTGGCAGACTTTACGCTGCGCTTGAACCCGCCGATGTCTGTGACCTTGCCTTTGAAGACGGTCGTGTAGGTCGATGACTGTTCGGCGATGCCGAGCTTGACCACAACGTCCTTGCCTATCCAGTTGCCGAAGTCGGCACCTCCAGGCATGAAGTGGTTGAACCGACCATCGACGTTCGACAGCTCAAGGTTCAAGGTGGAGAACTGCAAGGTCGGCGCAAGCCATTCCCCCACGGTCCTACCGATGACCGGGAACACCAGCAGCGCCTCGTAGAAGACACCGCCGACGTACTTGTTCCGATCGCTCGCGTAGATCCACCCGCCGCCCGGCGTCTGAATCTCGCATATCATCTCCAGGCGGCACTCCAGGTTGTCCTGGCAAAAGTCCAGAAGCGCCTGGTCGAGGACCGTGGCCGTTAGGTACGCTCTTCGGTCTTTACTGCTCACAGGCTTTCGTCCACCTCAAGCGATAGGTCCACCACGTCGGCCGCTCCCGGTCCCATGTTCCTGTGCGACTCGTCGGGGATCTGGACTAGCTTGCCGAAGACGGCGAACCGTGTCGGGTCCTGAGGATCAGGAATCCACAGGCACTTGAGGCTTGTCCGCGCCGTCGTGAACACCGAGACGATGTTCCTGAAGTTGCCGCGGTCGTAGGGCATCGACCGGAACTCCAGCGACACGGCCCGCTTGAGGGCTCGGTCGTTGGAGACGTTGGTGAAGCCTTCGGTCGGAACCTTGTCGGAGAAGTGCTTGTTCTTGCGCGTCACGTTGTCCGTATGGTCACGCGTCTGGAAGACGATCGTGGTGCCGAAGATGATCGTTCCGATCTTGAGCTGCGCGTCTGGGTTGGTCGGGTCGTTGACGAAGAACCGCCAGTAGCGCGACTGGAGTGTGGGGAACGTGGGCGCGATGTAGTAGGCGTTGGTCGGCGTGACCTCGATGTTGAAGGTCTCTTGGATGGTCGAGAAGATCGAGCTGGTCGAGCCCTCTGCCGTGATGGTCGCCGACGAGGTGAGGTTGTGGTTGAGGATCGCCACCGTGTCGATGGGCACGCCCTGCGCGACCTGGGTGTCGCACGACAGGACGACCGACGTGTCGGCGGCTGCCGACTCCCACCGCTGCTCTACGATGTCCGTGTTGAGGTTGTTGACCGAGAAGTCCCCGGCTGCCGTCGAGCTGGCCGTCCAGTTCGAGCCTGTCGTGCCCCGCGACGGGAAGTCCATCATGATCCGAAGGAGCTTCGTGTTGTAGAGGACGAGCCTCGTCTGCATCCCGATGTTGGTCGCGTGCAGGCGGTCGACTTCGCTGCCGACCTGGTGGGGCCTGTTGGCGATCCTGAGCAAGATCTCCATCGCTCGAGCTTTGGAGCCCTGTATGGTCCGGTCGACCTCCATCCCTCGGGGGGAGTTCTTGAACAGGATGCGCTTCGCCTGGTGCGCTTGCTGGGCGCAAATGCCTTCGCCGAGGTATGGCCCCGACAGGTAGTCACCTTCGAGGTAGCCCATCTCGTCGCACAGCCAGGAGGCGAGGGAGTGGTCCAGGCGTAGCTCCATCCCGTGGGAGCTGGGCGCACTGAGGATCGCCCTGTTAACTTCGGCGCCACGGGAGCCGGGCAGGTCGTGGACGAACCTGGCGACCTCGGCCCCTCGGACCTTCGCTCCTGCGAGCTTGAGCTGGACCTCACTTCCGACCGGCTTCAGGTGGTCGACGATCTGGCGTTGAACCTCGCCACCCACAGGGTCGGTCCTGGTCGTGACCCGGTTGACCTCGGCGCCGACGACCTTCAGGTGGTCGACGATCTGGCGACGGACCTCAGCGCCTCGGGGCGTGGGGTAAGCGACGATCTGGCGGTTCACATCCGAGCCGACGGCCTTGGCGCCCGTGATGATCCGGTTGACGTCCATACCCCACGAGTACAAGCCCGTGTCACCGTTGTAGGCGTCGGTCAGGTAGGGGTCGGTCAGGTAGCCGAGGAAGGATGGGTTGGTCATTACGTTCTCACCCCGGCAGCCGACACGATGAAGGCGCCGTCGAGGGAGGCACGCTTCAGCTCGTCTTTGATCTTGGGCATCAGGCGGTTCCTGAAGAACGAGTCGTCGATCGGCTCAGTGGTCTTGATGTCTATCCGCAGGTCGATGTTGGTGGCGCCAGGTGCCGCCGTCCGACCGGAGTTCATCGAGTGCATGGCCTGCGCCCCGAGGGAGCTGACCGCACCGCGGTTCATCACGAACTCGCCAGGCTGGAGCATGGCCGGGACCTCGCCACCGAAGCCGTACCGAGGCACGAGTCCGCCGCCGTGGAACTTGTTGGCTGCGAAGGAACGCATCACGACCTTCATCGCTTCTTCCTTGGCCTTCTTCCACATGGCCTGAGGGTCGAGTCCGGCGAGGGCGTCTTCCAGACCGGACGCCTTGGCCGCGTCCGAGAGCTGGCCGCCCTTCTTCTTCGCGTCCTTCTTCAGGTCGTTCACACCGTAGGCATACCGTGGCGGCTTCAGCGAGCCGGACAAGATGAGGTCGATCAGGTTCTTGATCGCCGGGTTGCCCATCAGCTCGCGTGGGATCACGGCCTCGCCCGGCGACAGGAGCGCCACCACGCGGTCGTTGAGAAGGGAGTTGCCGGGCACCATCGCCTGGCCTGGGACCATGCCGCCGCCAGCGAACGAGGTGAACGGTATGTCGATGCCGAGGGCGTTCTCGACCGTGCCCTTGCCGCCCATGTCTATCTTGAACGCCTTGGCCAAGATGTTGGCCGGGTTGATCTTGTCGAGGGCGTCCTTGAAGATCGTGCCGATGCCGCTGAGGCCATCCTTCAGCGAGTCCCAGATGGACGTGCCGATGGAGGTGAACATCTTGGTCGCACCGTCGAAGCCCTTCTTGAGCGCGTCCCAGATGGAGGTGCCGATCTTGGCGGCTCCGTCCTTCAGCGAGTCGAAGGTGTCCTTGAACCCCTTGACCGCCGCGTCGAAGATGTCCTTCAACCCGTCGAAGTATTTCTTGAAGGTGTCGGCGACCGCGTTGAGCGCGACCTTCGCCGTGTCGAACATGGTGCCCCAGATTTTACCGATCGCGTCTAGGAAGCTGATCTTGCCGTGGAACAGGTCCATCATGGTCGACCAGATGGTCTGCACTCCGTCCCACACCGACTTGAAGACGGCGACGATCCCGTTCCACGCGGCGCTGAGGACGCCGACGACGGCGCCGAAGGATGCTTTCAGGACACCCATCAGTCCGTTCCAGACGGAGCTGAGGTAGGACACCATCGCCGTCCACGTCGTCTGAAGGAGCGAGAGCATCGGCTTGATGACCGACTCATTGATGAAGGTCCAGACGGCCCTCAACCCTTCGACCAGCGGCTTCACGACCGTGTCGTAGACGAACTTCCAGACCATCATGAGGTTGTCGACCAGCGGTTGGATGAACGTCTTGTAGACCCACATCCACGCGTCCTTGAGCGCCTGGAGGATCTTGGCCCAGACGTTCTTGGCCTTTTCGCCAGCGGCCTCCATCCCGTTCTTGATGGCCTCGGCCAGGGCACCGGCCTTGTCGGCTGCCGCCTTGCCCTGCGAGCCCAGGTCCGTGACGGCGAACAGCTTCGACGCCTCGCCGCTGAGCCGGCGACCGAGCGCCTTGATGCCGGAGGCGATCTGCTTGGTGTCGATCTCGATCTTGGGCAGCTTGATCCCGCCGCCACCTCCGAACATCTTTTTGAAGATGGTCGCCAGTCCGCGAGCGATGCCTTGCACCAGGGCGATGACGATCTTAGGGATGGCTCGGAGCAGGGCGCCGACCATCTTCTCCAGGCCGCCGCCCATGATGAACTCATCGACGAAGCCGCCGACTATGTCGCCCATCGCCTGGATGATTCCTTGGACGAAGGCGAGCACGATGTCTGGCAGGTTGTCCATGAGCGAGGCAAATATCTTGGGGATAGCCTTGAAGATGGAGATGAAAATCTGTGGCACCTTCGCAAAGATGGTCTCGATGATCTTGGGCAGTCCGTCGAAGATGGCGTCGAACACCTCGGGCAGCGCGTCGATGAGTTTGGAGATGGCGTCGATAATGGCGCCGATCAGCTTGGGCATGGCGTTGACCAAGGCCCTGATCATCTTGGGGATCGCCGCCGCCATGGCGTCCGCGAGCTTGGGCAGCGCGTCCACGATCGACTGGATGATCTTGGGCAGCGCGTCCACGAACTTCGTCACGATCTTGGGGATCGCCGCGAGGACGGTCTGCACCGCCTGCGGGAACGCACTCATGAACTTGTCCACGACCGTGTCCAGGTGCGAGAACACCTTCATCAGCTCGTCGGGAAGGCTGGCGATCATGTCGCCAACGTCGGCGATGGCACCAACTGGACCGCCCTGTAGGGCGTCGATGGCTGTGGCCATCAGTGCGCCGAAGCTCTGGGCGAAACCTTCGACCGACGTGAAGGTGTCCTTCATCGACGCGAACTCGCCGCTGAGTCCCTTCTCGAAGGATTCGGTCACGGCGTCGAACTCTTTCGCCGCGTAGTCGAAGGTGTCGCCGAGTGCCGCCGCCATGGCGTCTACGTCGAACGGTGACTTGATCTTCTGGAACGACTCCTTTACGTCGTTCATGTCTATGTCCGCGGCCTTACGCTTCTCGTCGGCGATGGCCTGGATGATGTCTTTCTGAGCGCCGAGGGCGAGGATGGCTTCCTTGTTGGTGTCGGCGTCCCGAGACAGCTCCTTGATCTTCAGGTCGATCGCGTCCTGGGCCATCTGAGTTTCCATCTCCAGGCGCTTCCGCTCGGAGACGAACAGGGTGGCGTACTGCATGCCCAGCGACTGAACTTGCGACGTGATGTCCTTGAGTATGTCCAGGCGCTTCTGCTCGGTGGCGTTCCGCTCGGCCAAGGTTATCAGCTCGGCAGACGCGGCGATCTGCTCCTTCACGGCGTCGGTCAGTTTGCCGTTGAGGGCGATCTTCTGGACGAGCAGCCCGAGGGCGACACGATCGGCGTCGGCCTTGGCGTGGATCTGTTGCAGCTCCGTGGCGCCAGCCATGGCCGCGTTCTTCCGCATGTCCTCCATGAACTTGGACAGTTCCTCGACGGCCTTCTTCCACTCCTTCGTCGCCTCGGCTATCTCCTTCACCGACTTCCCGGTCTTGTCCGCACCCTCCTTCGTCTCCTTCATCTTGTCGGCGACACCACCGGTCATGTTCTTGATGAACTTCATGCCCTCGCCCAGGAGGCCAAGGTCGATGCCCTTGCCCGTCTCCTTCACGGCGTCGGCGTCGGCGAGGAGATCCTTGTTGATCTTGTCCATGCCATCGGAGGTCTTGACCATCTCCTTCCTGATGCCGCCCAGCGCCTTCTCGGCCACGCCACCCACGTCGAGGAACGTTCCGGCCACGCTCTCCAGGACGGATTCCAGCCCGGTCATAATCACAAGGACGATGCCCGAGAACCCGCGCAGGACGGACTGGAACAGAATCCTGAAGGACAAGCCGATGACCACGGCTAGGTCTTCGAGGTGCTTGAAGTTGCGGACCACGATGTCTATGGAGACACCGACTGCGGCGATGGCCAAGGCGATCGCCAGGTACTGCGCCGAGGCCAGGGCCAGCGCCTTCGCCCCTTGGAGCAAGGCCGACCCTTTGAAGAACATGGAGATCTGACCCATGATCCCGCTCAGTCCGCCCATCGCCTGGATGGCCGACGTGAGGCCGCCGATCGCCGAGATGGCCGACGACAGTTGCAGCCCAAGGGCGGCGACCTTGAAGGCGATGAGGGAGGCGGTCAGGATTCCTACGCTGGTCGCGATGCTCCCCCAATCGACATCCTTGAAGGCTTTTCGCACCGTGTGGATGGCGTCCTGAACGGACTGTGCCATGTCCATCAGCATCGGCTTGACCTTCATCACGAAGGCCAGGACCTGCTCGGCCATCTCCTTGTCGATGATGGACCGACCCTTGAGGTCGAAGGCCGTGAAGAAGACCTCGCCGATCTCCTTGAAGATCTGACCCGTGAGCAGGTGGACCTTCGTCAGCGTCCCGCCATACGACTTCGCGGCCTCGGCGGCGAACCCCGCGTACTTCACGCTCAACTGGTCGATGCCCTTCCCGGCCTTGAACTGCTCGGCGGTCAGGTTCGACAGGGCAGGGTCGAGGATGGCCAGCGACTTCGCCGAACCTTTCAACGAGGCGGTGAGCTGCTGGAACGAGCTGTTCACGTCGTCGCCCGTGACTGCCGCCAGGTCGGCAGCCGTCTTGATCATCTTCGTGACCATGGCGTCGGACAGGTTGATCGACTTGCCGAAGGCCGCCATCTTCAAGGTGGCTTCGTCGGCGACGTTGGCGTTGGCCTCCATCTCGTCGGCGAGCTGCTTGAACTGCTCGACGCTCTTTTCCACGTCGCCGCCCGACAGCTTCACCGCACGAGACAGCTTTTCGATCTCGTTTTGGTATTCCTCGAACGCCTTGAGCGATTCCTGAATGGGCTCCTTGACGAGCTCGATCGCCTCCTGGAGCACATGCCAGGCTTCCTTGGCCAGCTCGACGATGCCAGCCATCTTCAGGATCTCGGCGCCGGAGTCTGTGACGGCGTGCGCGGTCTTCTCGACCGCCTTGTTCGACTTGGCCAGTGTGGCGTTCAGCTCGTCGAAGCCTTTGACCAGCTTCTCAAGGTTGACCGCCGCCGTCTCGGTGTTGACGGCGACGTTAACGAGTAGCTGGTCTGACGTTACCGCCACGGGCGCTCCCTTGGGCTTGCTCGAATAGGGCCTTCGTCTTGTCGGCTGCGGAGCCGCCCGTCCCCAAGATCATCTGGGCCTTCGACACGAACTTGCCGATGTCCAGCCTCGGGATAAGCCAGCCTAACAGTTCGACAAACCAGTCTGGTTGATCTTCGAGGCCGCCAGCTTTCAGCATAACACCTGTCTCCGCTGCGATCATTAGGAGCCGGAAGACCTGCACCGTCGACTGGTCGTCTCGCGCCACCTTTGATGGGCAGAAGCCATAGAGCTCCCCGCCTCGCGTGATGTAGACGGGGAAGGCCACTCCGTCCTTCTCGGTAAAGTCCCACCGGTCCTCCAGGCACCGCCGCGCGTCCCGCGTCGCCTTGGGGCACGTCGGGCAAGAGAAAGACCGCCCCTCCTTGGAGAGACGGTCGGTGTCTGCATAAGCCAGCTCGAAGAGGGCCGTCAGCTTTTTTTTAGGTCTCCACCCGTGGTCGCCTTTAGCGCCGCCTGCCGTGCTGCAAAGAGGTTCTGGACCACGCCCGCCGAGATCAGGGCCGCCATCTGGCGGTCGTCGACCAGGCCGTCGCCCGTGAACTTCAAGACGAGCTCCTTGTCCTTGGGCACGCTCGCAGGGTTCTTGACGCCCTTCAGAGAAGCGCGGACCTCCTCAATGATGAAGCCGAGTTGCACCGACACCTCGCCGTCGGCGCCGTACTTCATCTTGGCGTTCTCGATGCGGGTGGCGTGCTTCAGGGTGATGTTCCGACGCATGATGAACCGCGTGGGTTCCTCGCCGGCCTTGAACTTGAGCTTGCCCTCGTCGAGTCCGTTCTTTAGGTACTCGTCGTACTCGTCGTCGTCGTCGCCCTTGTCGGAGATTTCCAGTGCGCTGTCGACTCGGAGGACGACCTCGATGTCTCCGTCGCTCAACAGGTTGTCGGTCGTGAAAGCCATTCCGTCCCTCCCAATCGTCTTTACCGCTCGTCACTACCCAAGGTAGCACCGAGGTAAGCAAAAAGGCCAGCCCTTCGCAGGACCGGCCTTCTCTCGCCGACTGGCACCGGCCCGAGGGCGGCGCCAGGTCGATTACTTGAACCAGGCGTAGATCTCGTCCTCGGCGTCGAAGGCCGTCTGGTAGGCCGTGCCCGCGAAGGTGATTGGGATGGAGCCGGTCTCGGGCACCGGGATCGCCGGCGTCTCGAAGATGCCCCTCGGGATGTAAACCTCGAGGCGGCGACCGGACGGCGCACCGAGGACCGCCGTGATGGCCTGCGCTTCGAAGTCCTGCAGCTGGTTGAACAGCTTGAAGACCTTCTTGTCGAGGTTCGTCTCCAGCGAGATCGCCGCGGTGAAGCGCGACCCGGGCACGAAGTCCTCCAGGTGGTCCGTGCCGTAGCAGTAGTTGACCAGCTCGTGCTCGTTGCCGAGCGTGAGGGTCATGCTGCGCGAGCAGACCGAACCGATGGAGGCGACGTTCATGCTGCCGACGAGGCCCGTCTGAGGGTTGTTGATCGCGGTCGGCGCGGCCGGCTCGTAGTAGACCAGGTAGATCGGTGTGCCGAGGCCGGAGCCGTCGGCGTCGGCCAGGGACGCGCCGTCGAGGGTGACCACGTCGCCGACCACGGAGACGATCGTCCTGGCGGTGCCGGCTGCCGTGTCGGTCGAGCGGGAGGTCCCGTTCGACTTGATGACCATGACCTTGCCGCCTGCGGACTTCAGGAACTGGCTGCCGTCGCCCGAGACGAGGGTGACGGTGTTGCCGCCGTTGTTCGACGTGGTGGACTTGCCGATGCCCACGTAGATCACGTCCTTGGCGTTGCCAGACCATTCGCAGTTGGCCTCGCCGTCGCCCGGCAGGTTGATCGTGGCCTGCTGCACGAAGCCGAGCGCCGACTGCTTGGCGACCCTGTCGCCGCACTCGTAGATCGAGAACGAAGTCGACGGCACCGTGGGCGAATACTTCAAGCCGGAGGTCGTGTCCTCCTTGCCGGTGAGGGACAGCCACAGGGCACGAAGGGCCGGGTCGATCTCGGCCACGCCCGCCGCGCCGAGGGTCGTGTCGATGTTGAAGTAGGTCGGGAGAGTCCAGGTGGTCTCCTTCTTCTTCCTGATCGGGCTGGTGTGGTGCCGGCCGGAGCGGTGCGGCGACGACTCGAACGGCTGGGTCATGGCGACGGCGCCGCCCGACAGGGTGAAGAAGAAGTCGGCGTCTGTCGGCAGAATCAGCTCGCCCCTGACCAGCTCTTGCTTCACGTAGAAGCGCTGCTCAAGGGCGATGGAGACGTTGGCCGAGTTGTAGATGTCAGCGTAGTTCTTGGTCATGGGTGGCGAAGCCTCCTAAGAAGAATTCCTCGCTCGGCCCTAACAGGTCCCTACGAGCGGCTGATAATAAAGTACGGACAGCTCAATCCTACCAAGATAGAACGGGGCCATCAAATGTAGATCGGTCGATGTAGTCAAGAGTTTAGCGTGGATGACGTCGGTCAGTCCAAGGTTGGGCACTTCCCAGATCGTCTCCTCGATGAGTTGCATCAGGTCCCACAGCTTCTGCTGCGTCACGGCTTCAGCCTCGGTGGGGCCGATGATGACCTCGATGACCAGGTTCCACTCCTTCTTTCCGCGCCGTTGCTCGTGGGTGGTCAGCTCCGCTAGGTCGATGATCTGAACGGCCGGTATTTCGTAGTCCGCAAAGTCACTTGCCTGGAGGCGCACCGTGTCGAAGGCCCGGTACTTCAGGTCGGTGACGAGTGCGAGCCTGGCCATGAGGGCGTCGGCGATCTTGGACCTGATGCTTTGCGGTGCGGTCATGTCTTTACCTGCCTGCCTTGGCGAACTGTAGGGCCGCCCTGAGGGTGTCGAGGACGAAGGTGCGCGTCGTCTTTATCGCGGGCCGCAGGTACGGCCTGGCTCGGATGTTCATCCGCATGGAGTGGGCTTGGACGGCGACCTGGCGCGGGTCCACCGGGCGGCCGAACGCCTGGGTCATCCGCCGCGAGTGCGCCGGCACCTGGACGGTCCCCCTGAAGCCGAACTCGTGGACGGCCGCGTAGGGCACGTTGAAGGAGCCGATCTTCACGCCGACCGTGACCCCGTCGCGGAAGAACTCGTACCGGATGGAGTTGATGAGGCGGCCGGTGTCGATGAGGTTCTGACCGCGGACGTTCAGCTTGGCGACCGACGTGACGTAGAGGGCGATCCTGAGGAGCGCCTCCTTGAGCTGCGGCGAGTCGGGCGCGAGCGCCTTCGTCTGAGCCTGGATGCGACGGATCATCTGGCCGGTGTTGTGCGTGACGGTCATCGACTCACCCGTTGTAGATCGAGTCGTTCCCGACGAGGCATTCCGTGCGCTTGTACCGGAGGATCGTGTCCTTCACGTCCTGAGGCATGCCCTGCATGTAGCTGATGGCCTCGCCGTCCTTGTTCTTCGTCGTGCGCCCGATGTCTCCGGCGTCCCTGATCTTGGCGTACCAGAAGACCAGCCACAGGCACGCGTGCTCAAGATCTGACGGTACGGGATTGTACCCCGCATCGTAGGTGATCTTGACCGAGCGATGACCCGTGACGAAGGTGTTGAGCTGGAAGAGGACGGCGTTGTCGTCGTCCGTGATCTTGTAGCTGGCCGGGTCGATGATGGTGCTCGCGTCGGTGAAGTCCGACCGCGCGTCCTGCCGAACCTCGGTGATGGCGACGACCGGGTACTGCTTGAGGACGAGGATGTTCTGCCGGCGCCCGTCCTGGTACTCAACTATCCCGGTCCTCTTGACCAGGAAGCGGTCGCACTCACGCTCCAGCAGAGCCGAGCTGGAGTTGATGAACAGCTCGACCATGGCGTCCTGAGAGGTCTCCAGGGCTGGGATCTTCAGGTACAGCTTGGCCTGGGCCAAGGTCGTGAGGGCGTTCGCGTTGAGGGTCATCGGTTATCCTTCGCCGGTCTGTGCCGCCTTGTCCGCGTACTGTGGCTTGCCACGATGGGCAAAGGCCGCCGTCTTGGGGCTGACCCGCGCGGCGTCCGTGTCGCCCATGGAGAACAGCCCTTTGTAGCGTTGCATGATCTCGATGGCCAGGTCATCGTCAACGTCCAACGTCTCGCCGACCTTGACCGTGATGGACTTCTTGACCTGGTTGTCCTCGCCGCCTTCCAGGTACTGGACGATCAGCGGGTCCTGGTCGGAGACGTCGGCCTTGCGCTTCAAGGTGATCTTCATTCTGGCTCCATGATGGTGTAGACGTGGTGTCTATACCTTTGTACCAGAACTCCAGGTCGTCGCGCCAGCTTGGACGGCGCCAGGTGGCACCCCTCCGAGCTTCAGGAAGAGCTGCCATGGCGTAATCATTGAGTCTGTCTCGCCCAGGAAGTCGGTGACCCACTCCGTGCACAGGAACATCCCGGAGCACCGCCACAGGTTCTTCTTGGGCAGCCACGGGCAGATCGCTCGAGCTGCGATGTAGAGCATGGCTCCGAAGTCGTACCAGGCGCCGCCGTGGGCGCATAGCTGGTCGAAGATGCGCGGGTAGTTGTCGGGGTAGGTGATGGAGGCGTACACCGTGCAGGCCCCTTCGAACGAGTCGACGGTCTGGGCGTGGACGCCGAGGAAGTTCGAGTGCACGACGTACCCGCCGACCTGGAGGGCGCAGTGGGAGACGGGCTCCTTCGTGACCCACCGGATCATGCGGCTGGCGATGTTCCCGGAGCGGGTGAAGAGGACCCTCATGCGACATTCTTGTGCATCAGACAGTTGAGCTTCACGTCGACTGCGGTGCCGCCGACCGAGACGTAGACGATGCGGATGTAGACGCCGGTCGGGATCTTGGCGACGTAGGCGAAGGCGTTCTGTCCCTGGTCCTGCACCTGGTCGTTGACGTTCCAGGTGAAGCCGAACTGGTTGAGCACGGTGCCGGCCGGGGCGTAGACTCCGTTCTTGTCCACCACCTGGAAGGACATGGTGTCGCCCCAGGCGTGACCCTTCAGGAAGAGGTGGACGCCATTGATGTACCGGTCCTCCGCGCCGATGGCGAAGTCGACGTTGGAGGTGACGCCGGCAGCAGCAGACCCGGAGTAGCCGGTTGCCTTGACGTTGTACTGGCCGTTGTAGGAGAAGGCGTCGAAGAGCAGGATCTCCCTGCCGCTGGCTGGATCGACGTTGATGGTCACGGGTGTCTCCCTAGGGCTCGAAGAAGTCGATGGAGGCGCGGTAGACGGTCGTTGTGCCGGAGTTCTCGGGCGCGGCGTAGACCTGGACCCGCGCCGGGCCGACGACCTTGATGGGCGACGCGTAGACCCTGGCGCTGGTGCTCGACTGACCGTAGAGGCGGTGGAAGTCGCCGGACTGGGTTTCGACGGCGTTGGTGACGCCTATCGGCTTGCTCTTGATGACGAAGACGGCGCCTGAGCCGACCGTCGTGCCGTTGTGGTTGACCGAAATGCCGGTGATGTTGGCTGTCTTGGCGGCGGCGACGTAGTGGTGAGCCCAGAAGGTCTGGTTGTCGCCTACGGCTATGGTGCCGGCGACGGTCGAGCAGCCGGTGCCGGTGTACAGGGTCAGCAGGCCGGCGTTGGCTAGGCCGCTGCCTGCGGTGACGACCGAGGCCTTTTCAAAGAAGCGGGCCAGGGTCGTGACGGAGTTGACGCAGGTCGTCCCGTTCAACGTCACCGTCTCGGAGTCCAGGGCCGCCGCGGTGTTGTCGTAGTAGGTGACGAGTACGGTCCTCGCCCCGGTGCCTGCGGCCGCGTCGGCTGCGCTGGCTGACTTGATGGAGAAGGCGGCGACGGACGCTGGCTCAGTGTAGGCGGTGCGGTTGACCGCTACGACCGTGGTGCCCGAGGTCGTCACGTCGCCGAAGCTGAAGTCCGCGCCGAAGCCGGTTATGCCGACGGTAATCAGACGGCCTTGCGAGTCGGCCTGGAGGTAGACCAGTGTGCTGTCCGTGGACTTCTTGGCGACGAAGGTCGCGATTGAGTTCCTGCCGGCAGCCGCGTCACCTTCGACGGTGCGGGTCATCGCCACCCCGGCGCCGGTGGTGTAGTCCTCGGTCGTCGGGAACGACGGCTTCAGGTCCACGGCGGCGGCGGGCAAGGATAGAGCCAGGGCGGCCCAAGCGGACCACCCCAGCAAGCGAAGAAGAAGAAGACACCTTGAGCTGGACAGCATAGCTCCCCTTACGCGACTTCGGACACCACGATCGAACCGCGAAGGCTGGACAGCGCCTCGAAGTTCATGGCCTTGAGCTTGAGCGCCTGGACGCCGGTGGCGCCCGCGGTGAAGTTGAGGCAGTGCAGCTCGCCGACGGCGGTGTAGGAGCCGCTGCCGACGACGATCTCGGCGAGGACATTATCGGTCACGTCGTCCGACCAGATGATCTGGAACAGGGCGTCACGACGGCAGGACACGACGAAGCCGACGCCTTCGTAGGACTTGTCCGCCGTGAGGATGATCGAGGCGCCGGTGACGAGGGCGAGCGTGCCCGAGCCGGCAGCCAGTTCGCCCTTGGCCTTCTTGCAGGTCGAGACGACCTCGGTGTTGACGAGGAGGGCGCCGTTGGCGTCCACCTTCAGGTACTTCAGGAGCAGGCCGGTCGAGTCCTTGGCGACGAGCGCCGGCAGGGCGTTCTTCGCCGCGTAGGCGTCACCTTCGAGCACCTTGTGCAGCGGGAGGCCCGCGGCTGTCGTGGCGTCTTCGAGTATCATGGTGCTTGTGCGAAGGTCGGTCATGTCTTTACTCCCTTAGTGGTGTGGCCTTGAGCATGAGACCAAGGTGTCGGCTGCGCACTGCCTGACCTTTAGAGTTCCGTGACCCCGACGAAGGCGTCGATGTCTATGCCCGCTGGACCATGGGAGTAAGTATACCCGACCTGAACGGAGGCCAGGGCCAGGACGTACCCAGGCATGTCTGTGCGGTCATGGGCCCTCTCTGGCCCCGTTGCGCCGCCGCCCACGCGCACACCGTCTACGACGAGGTTCCAGCGGCCTACGCCACGGCACACGACCTCGCCGTACCTGACGCGCCAGGTGACGCCGGTCGCGGGGGCCATCGACAGGATGGTCGTGGAGGGGCCGGTGGAGGCCAAGGTGGTGCCTGCCTCCAGCACTCTCCCGACCCTCTCCGACACGGCTAGGCCGTCAGGGCCGCCGCGCAGCAGGTAGAACTTGCCGTCGCCTGGGTTGTAGACGGAGACGGGCAGGCCTCCGTCCGCCGCCAAGTGGGCGAGCTGGGCGTCGAGGATGTTGCCCGAGAGCGGGAAGTCCGCGACGACGGTCGCCAGAACCCCCATGTCTACGGGAGCGCCGGCGACCGTGACCTCGACGAAGCAGGAGGCGTGGATCTTCGTCACCACGCGGCGGTCGGTCTGCCCGGCAGTCATGGTCGGGTGGGTGAGGAGTGTCGTCTGGGTGTCGGCCAGCTCCAGTCCGGCGCCGAGGTCGAACCACCGGACGGAGGCCGTGCCGGCGCCTGACCTGACGTAGACCGTGGACAGGACCGAGTTGCCAACGGTCGTGATCCTGAACCTGTGCACACCCACCGGCAGTGTGCTGATCGGCGGCACGACGTTGGCCGTGTCGTACAGCCCGATCCTGAACTGCTGGTCGGTCACGCCTGGCCCCTTATGAGAAACGGGAGGGAGGGTATTACACCCCCCTCCCGCTTATGTGAAGAAGATTGGTCTTACTTCGCCCCGTTGTACCCGTAGACCACCGACTTCTCGACCGCGCCCTGGACGTGGCCTTTGAAGTCGACGCGACGGTAAGAGGCGAGCAGCCAGCGGTCGCTGCCCGGCAGGTCGGGCATCAGCTTGACCCGGATCGGGCGGCGCTGGCCGACGTAGAACCGCTTGGTGTTGGCGATGACGATGCCCGTGCGGTCGACGGTCGTGCCGTCGTAGACGCCCGAGGCGTTCAGGTCCTCGCGGAAGAACTCCGAGTTGACGATCGGGATGCCCGCCCAGGCCATGAGGGCGCCCTTGAGCACCACGGCCATGGGGCCGAACTTCTCGACCGTGAACACCTCGGTGATGTTCCGCAGCTGGTTGTACATGACCGGTCCGGCCACGATCATCAGCTCGTCGGGGTTCGACCCGAACTTGCCCATGCGGCTGAGCAGGGTGCTCAGCTTGAGCTTGTCGATGACCGCGTTGCCGAGGTCATAGGTAGAGCCGTTCGCCGAGTTGGCGAGGGCCAGCTTGCGGAGGCCGTCCCACACCTTTTCGCAGACGTCGGCGCCTGCGGCCTGGGTGTCGCTGTCCTGGTGCGAGCCGTCGCTGTCACCGTTGATGATGGCCGACTCGGCGGCTCGCTCCTGGGCCTTGACCACTTCGCCGCGAGCGGCGCCGAGGAAGTCGGGGGCGGAGTCCTCGGTGAGTTCTTCAGGCAGCGGGTAGAACTCTTCGAGCTTCGTCGCGCTGAACCGGATCTTGTCCGTGGAGAAGTTCGCGCCCGTGAAGTTCGTCTGGCCCTCGGTCGCCTTGCGAGCCTTGGTGACGTTCTTCAGCTTGGGCTGGTCGAACGGGTTGGTCGGCATGTTCACCAGGTCGAACCGACCTTCGAGGACGCGCTTGAGTTCGTACTCCTCGAGGAAGGTCGTGGAGACGCCCGTGGGCACCCACTCCGAGCCGGCGCCGACGACGGTGGAGCCGAACGCCTTGATGGCCGGGGCGAGGATGTGCTTCCCGTAGTCCGTCTCCAGGATGCGCCCGCACTTGCCGAGGCGGTCGGACTTCTCGTCCTTGGAGACGAAGTCCAGCGGGTCGCCGTGGAACAGCTGCGCGGTGAAGCGGGCAATGTCGATCGCCTGCTTGAAGTTCAGCACCAGGTGCTTCAGCTCGTCGGGCACGCCCTTGAACTGCTTCGCGGCTACGTTGACGTTGAGCAGCTCGGCAGGGTGCGACTTGCCGAAGTAGCGCAAGGCCCGCATCTCGTCGCTGCCGCCCATCCCGTGTCCGCCGCCGCCTGAGCCGCCACGGGTGGCGAGCAGCGCGGCCTTCTCTTCTTCAGCGAGCTTCGCCTTGGCCTCGGCGGCCTCGACGCGCGACTGAAGGGACTTCTGGTTCGTGATGAGCTTGTCCAGCTCGGCTTTTGTCAGCACAGGTTACGCTCCCTTCGTAAGTTCAAAACGTCGGACCCGTCGAGTCATCCCGCGGTCAGACGTTGAGTCGCTTAAGCTTCTTGTCCAAGTCTCGCTGATAATCTCGCAGCGAGTCAAGGGACTTGGCCATCTCTTCGTCTTTACCTTCGTCTTTCTTATCGTCCTCGGACGCGTCACCTTTAGCGTCTCCGGCCGCCTTCGACAGGGCGACGGTGAGGTCGGCGACCCCTTTCATGCCTTCGTTCAGGCCCTTCAACTCGTTGAGGATCGCGCCGAGCATTGCCGTCTGACCTTCGGCTGCCTTGAGGTACGGGTTGTCGTCCGTGCCCTCGATGTTCTTGCGGTGGCTCTTGGCCGGGTCGTCGGCCTCGCCCTCTTCCAGGGCGGTGATGACCGCCGACAGGGCGTCCGCGGCCTCGGCCGGGTCGCCGCCGTTCTGGAGCATGTCGAGGATCTTCTTTAGCTCCTCGGTCTGCTTGGACTCGTCGGCCTCTTCGGCGTCTTCGTCCGGGTTCTCGCCCTCGGCGGTGTCCTCGGCGTTGTCCGCCGCGTCACCCGTGGCGACCTTGCCGTCCTTGCCCGACTTGCCTGCGGAGGCGTCGGCTGGGACGATCATGGCCTGGATGCCGTCACCAATGTCGATGGTGAGCCCGGACTCCGGGTCGGCCACGCTGTCCTTGGGCACCTGCCAGAAGACGAACCCTTGGTCGGTCTCCTCCGGCTGGTCGACGGCGTACCCTGCGGCCTCGACCTCCTTGGCGGCCTCATCGACGGAGGCGGCCTTGTCCTTGGAGACGATCACGCAGGCGATCGTGCCCATGGCCTTCTCGCCGTCCTTCTTCGGGTCGTCCTTGGGGTCTTCTTTCTTCGGGTCTTCCTCGGCCTTCGGATCGTCCTTCGGGTCCTTCGCAGGCGGCGCCGCCTTGACCTTCGCCTTGGGTACTTTCTTGGCCACGGGGTCACCTCCTTCTTCGTCGCGGGTCATCACGCGGTCGAGCAGCGCGAGGTCCCCTTTGTTGAGAGCTTCGAGCGTCTTGAGGTCAACCCTCAGGACACCCGCGAATGCCTTGACCATCGGAGACGGGATCGGCGAGGTCTTGCCCTGGAGCGCCGTCTTGACCTGGGCGACCGTGGCGCCCGCTTCCTCGGCGACGAACTTGAGGGCCGCCTCCTTGTTGCGGATCTCTCCCACCTCGATCAGGTCGTGGAGGCGTTGGTGCACGGCGGCCGCGACCCAGGCGCCCTTCTTGATGCACTCGACGCGGTCCATGAAGCCGTCGTACCACCGCTTAGCCAGCGGCGTCTGCCAGTAGCTCTTGCGATGGGACAGCATCGTGAAGGTCGAGTCCTGGTTCATGGGGATCGGGACGATGCTGGTCTCGATCAGCTCGGCCTTGGTGATCTCCATCACGTCGGGGTTGGTGTCGGATTTCGCGGTGCTCTTCGGGTCGAAGCCGACGGAGAAGGACCGCAGGATGCCTTCCTCCACCAGGTCGCGCACGGCGGAGATCTTCTCGCTCTTGGAGGACGACATCTCGATCTTGGTGTAGAGCCCTTCGTCGCGGGCCTCCACCTCGACGGCGCGACCGATGGGCATGAAGCCGAACGTCGGGTCGTGACCGTGGTCGAACAGGACCACCGGGTTCTTCTTGTAGTTGTCGAGGTTCCAGGCGCTGGGAAGGATGATCTCCTTCATGCGGTCGACGGTGTTGGCGTTGGCCAGACCTTCGATGGTGATGGAGCCCTTGCCGGCCTTCTTGATCTTGAACTGACAGCTCAACGTCCTGCGCATCTTAGGTCTCCTCAGCAGCCGCGAGGCTGTCGTCTATGTTGGCCATCTGGTCTTTGGGTACCATGATCCAGGTGCATCGACAGTTGATGACCTCGGAGGCGTCACCTTCGGGGTCGCGTGGGAACTGGAGCCCGTTCGAGAACTCCTCGTCGTGCTCGACGAAGTCGCCGTGCAGTTGCTCGTGGCTGTGGCGCACCCGGTCGTCGTCGGCCGTCAGCCACATCTTCATGAGGTCAGGGATGAGCTTGGCTGCGTCGGCCATGGCGGATGCCTGGCCCAGGGACACGGCGGTCAGCACCTCGGTCCGTGCGATGGTCATGGCTCGGCTGCCGATCTCCTCGATGTCCGAGAACTTCGAGCGCAGGTCGCCCGCGATCTCCTGGATCGTCTTGCCGGCGTCGATGCCCTTCTCGATGGTGGCGTAGACGCCCTCGACCGTCGTCTCGTTCATGTAGGAGAAGGCGCGTTCCGCTCGAGCTTCGAGCGCCTGTGCCCGCATGGAGGCGCCACGCTCGCGCAGGCCAGCCAGCTCGGACTCGGAGCCCATGTTGAAGGGCAGCTCCAGGGCGACCCCGTAGCCCACGTCCACGCGAGCCGACAGGACCTCGCGGGTGTTGTCGATCCACTGGGTCTCGAACTTGTCGAGGCCCTTGCGGAGCTTCCTCCGCAGCTCGGCCTTGCCGACCAGCTTCGACCGCTCGTCTGCCTTCGTGCGCAGTGTGTCCCAGCTCTTTTCCTTGAGGTGCGCCTTGACGGCCTTCGTGATGGTGACGGCCATGTCGGCGAACATCTTGAGGACGGCCTTCTCCATCTCGTGCGTGCCCTTGGCGACGGCCTCGCGGGCGTGAGCCTCGCGGCGGGACCACCACCCGTCGCCGCCCTTCAGGAACGACGACAGCTTGTCCTTTGCGGCCTTCGTGCGCGACCCGGTGTCGGCCTTGTCGTCGGCGGCGGGGAGCGCCAGGGTGGCGGCAGCCGGGGCGACCTGTTGAGGTTGGTGTATGCCCAGGGCGAACGGAGTCGTCGGGCTCTTCGGGAAGACCAGGAAGGGGTCGTCCGTGCCTGGGGTGGTGGCCGGCTTGAGATGCCAGATCTTGGACCGCACCTCGTTGATGCTCCAGCCCGACTCCAGCATCTTCTTCGCCAGGTCGGCCTGGAGGACCCGGTCTTCCTGCAGCGGCTCGACCGACGTGAGGTCGAACTCCAGGAACTGGTCCACGCCTTCGAGCTGCCCACGGCGGCGGAAGAACTTGGTCAGCTCTCCCTCGATGATCCGCATCATGGGGATGAGGGTCGCGTGCCAGAAGTTCTTCAGGGCGCTGTTGGCCTCGTCGCTACCCATGGAGCCGGACGCCTGGAGGGATAGCTCGTGCTTGGGCACCTTCAGGAGGTTGATGATGTCTTCGCGGTTCTTGTCGATGTAGATGGCGAGGTCTTGGTCGGCGAGCGAGTGCGAGACTTCCTTGAGCGAGACGCCCTTCGGGAGGACCAGGGTGCGGCGCATGTTCTTGCGGCCGGTGTAGGCGTTCTCGAAGGAGCGCAGGAGACGCATCGCCACCCGCTCATTGGCCTCTTTGTCCATCTCCAGGGCGAAGCCTGGCA